ACCCATTCTACACTGGACGTCAAAAGTTCACTCAAGCAGATGGACGCGTGGATCGTTTCAACAAAAAATACGGTCTCAAATAATCAACCGCATCACTTGTATACGGTTAAACGAAAACAACTTCAATTCGGAGTTGTTTTTTTTTGTTTCTTTCATGAGCATCATCGATGAGTTTTTCAAATGTAGTTCGACTAGAAGTACTATTTTAACTTCCCTTACTACTTTCATGCTCCCTACAAACAAAAAAGCCTGTCACTTAATATGACAGACTTTTTATAAAATCATTATTTAACAGCTTCTTTAAGAGCCAACAACATTTTGTAAGTATGAAATAGAACGAAACCTTATAAAATAAGCATAAATAAGAAATAAACTACATTTATTTTTTACCATAAAAATACAAAAGTTTACACCTTATGCCCCTTTTTTGCCCCTTTCCATCTCATACATCTGCACAGAATGTAACACCAGATCACGATACTTCCAAGTTGATACCAGATACTCAATGACTTCCTGGTCCTCTATCTTACATTCCATCAAGAGCAATAACTTGACCGTGTATTCATTTTTCAAAATCGGCACCTGATAAGTCACATCTACCCAATGCTCAAAACCTAAATCTGTCTGCTCTATGCTCGCAAGTTCAATCTTCAAAATGTTCATATTTTCTTCCTCCTACTTATCTATTCGTAAAAAAAATAAAAAAAGTGAAAAAATCATTACTTTTTTTAATCTTGAAATTCCTTTCAGAGAAATAGCTTGGATTTAAAATCCAAGCTTTTGAGCAAACAAAAAAACCGCCAGCAAAAGCCAGCGGTTTTAGTGTAATTAAATTTTGAAAGCCTTTCTATGCTTTATTTTTATTTTGTAGTGATAAGCCCATCAGGCTCGATTGTGAATTCTGCTTGCTCAGCCAATCGGCCATCTTCAAGCATTAGATAGTATCCACCATTATATGGCACGAAGCAGTCTGATTTCATGTCGCCATTTTGAGTATCCAGGTAATACCACTTCTCGTAGTATTTTACCCAGCCAGTCTGCATGGCACCATCTGCATTGAAGTAGTACCATTTGCCATTGATTTTTTTCCATCCACTATTGGCCATGTACCCGTCCTTATCGAACCAGTACCAATTTCCATCTGTGTGATGCAACCATTGATTTGCATACATATAGCCTGACTCGTCAAAATAGAACCAGTTGCCGTCAATCGCTTCAAATTTTGAAGTAGGGTAAGAGCCATCTTTACGACTCCACCACCAACCAGTGTCATCATGTTTCCAGCCAGTCTGGTCTTCCTGTGGAGGTACGATATATCCTACAATCGAATTTACTGAACGTTCATAGTAACGACAAGGTCCACCGACATCGAGATAGTCCCAGTTGCCGTCGATGTTCTGCTCAATGGTCTTGATTGTAGAACCATCGGAATCCTCGTAAACAAGGCCAGTGTGCCCGTAGTTCACACCATCGCCTGCTACAAAGTTCTTGACGAAGAACCAACCAGCTTTTGGATATTGAGCGCCATAAACCACTTGCAGTCCTGCTGCTTCTGCTGAACGTAGCAAGTCAATAGCGTTTCCCCAAAGACGTGCACCAAAGAATTTATAAACGCCCATACACGTTAAATCTGCGCATTGATAACCGTACATTCCGTCATAATCGACACCAGCACCAGCGTCTGCTTTTTCAATAAAGAATTGGACCATTTCATTAATTTTACTCATTTATTCTCCTTTTTCAAATTATGGTAAGGTAGTAGGCCACGGCTCACTAGTCAAGTAAGATATTGCACTTACTCGAATATCTCCGATGTCCCTATCGGTAGGGACTGGATCAGTAAATTGGAAACGCAACATATTGCTGTCGCCAACTCCTCCAAGATACCATGTGCCATACGATACACCCTTGTCGTTGTAAATCCCACCAATCAAGCTAAACTCTGAGCGAAAACCAACAGGAACTCCACCCAAACCTAAAATAAAGCAGTTTCTTTCACGGTCAGATGGCTGGACCTGATACCCAGCACCTCCACGCCTTACAATACCAAACCAGCCCCAAGAGAGGCCTCCGAATTGGTACATAACCATGTCATTTTTACGACGTACTTTAAGATAAGAGGCGCCTAGTTTTGAAACAATATTCAGCGTTCGCCATCCAGTATCACCAGTCAAGACTTCCCATCCTTGATTGTGGTTTCCGGTTCGCTTTATCCACTTCAAAGCGCCGTTTGTGACAGCCGTATCAACATAGGTCGTGCCAACTGGTGCGCTGACTTTCCCATTAGGCATACCAGTACCGTGAATTTCGTATTGGCTCACTTGTCCGGCGGGCGTGTTTGTAGCTGTTTGTGTTGGTAAGTTAACACTACCGCCCCCGTCAGACAAAATAAGCGTGTTTCCGGATAAGGTCAGTTTTTGAGGAATACCCACGCCGTCAGCACCTTTTGGACCAGTTAAACCAATAGGCCCTTGCGGTCCAGCCGGTCCAGTTTGTCCGATTGGTCCTTGTTCCCCTCGTTCCCCTCGAGGTCCAGTTTGTCCGTCTTGCCCTCGTTCACCTTGCAAACCTTGAGGTCCAATAGGACCTTGTAAACCGTCAGATCCTTTTGGACCAGTGTCGCCTTGTGGTCCACGTTCTCCAGTCTCTCCTTTAGGTCCTGGTGGTCCTTGCAGTCCTTGAAGTCCTTGAGGTCCAACTTCTCCTTGGTTTCCTTGTGGTCCTGGGTCACCTTTTGGACCTGGAGTCAGTGAAATGTTCTGCAACTCTTCCTTAGTAGCAAAACCGCTTGTGTCGATTTCGGGCTTAGCTTCTAGCAGCGCTAACCGTCGAATAACTTCCGAATCGTCATATGCATCGCTAGCAACGTGAACAGTCTTGAGGATTTCTTCTAACTCTGTCCTAGTGACAATGCTATCGATGTCTACGATGCGACCTGTCTTCTGCTCGATTACAGGCGCATTCTTAGACTTATCAAGTTCACTAACTCGAACATTGAACTGGAAGCTATACACGTCAGCAGATTTCTCTACTTTTTCAAAATAGATATACCCGATAACAGGTTCATCCATTGTTATCAACGATGTATCAAACTTGACAGTAAAGGTATTATCTTCAATTGTCGCATCAACTGTTGAATATCGTTTTGAACGCTTGAAATAGAACAAGCAGATGACTTTGTCAGCAGCTAGATTCTCAAGATTGAATTTGAATTCAGCGATATTCTTATCCATGCTGAAGAATTCTTGATAGAGTCTATCCACATCTCTATTATTCGATGTAATTTCAAGCTTCTTTTCGATGACTTTCTTCAAATGTGACTCCTTTCTTTAGATATTAAAAAGAGAACCTAAAAAGGTTCTCTTGATCTATTTTTCAGTCCACGCATCATTCATCTGCTTGACAGCAGATTCAACGAATGTGTCCAAGTCTTTGTCGGTCATACCAATATTATATTTGTTAAGCTCTGCCCGAATTTTAATTCGAGCTTGTTCCAGCTTCTCTTCACCTTTGTAACCAGTCTCAGCCGATACCTGTTCAACTGCATTGACCGCATTTTTGGCTAAGATTTCGACAATCTTGACCGTCTGTTCGCCACCTTTTTTTACCAGGTATTCCTTGATTGATTTAACTGCAATACCAGTCAAAATGACAAGAATGCTAATTGCTGCATTGATGATGATTTCATTGATTTGTTGCATCGTATTTCTCCTTTATTTCAACTTCGATTTTATCTTTCTGATCAACATTAACTAATAATTGACCAAGTTTTCTAGCATTGTCTTTCTTAATTTGGTTGATGTAAGGTTTCAAGAATTCAGGGAATGCCCAACCAATCGCTTCCCAGTTCTCAAGTACAGAGCCTAGGTAGTTAGCAATGAAGAACATTGTCCAGGTAATTCCCAACGGACGAACACCCAATGAACGAGCATACATCGCAACAAGTAAGATGACTGTGAATACTACGAAATGACGAATCAAACCCATGGTTCCAATCTTACTATCAAATCGTTTAGTCTTAAATGCCTTGACATATCCTGTAACGATATCCAGGATCATTAGCCAGAAAAAGATGTGGATGTATGGACTAGACGAAAGGTTCTTTAGATGCTCAATAAGCTCATGAATTGGTAAATCTCGCATACGTCACCTCTTATTGAACAGGTTGAGAGTCTAGCTCGCTAGATGATTTCTCTGGTTTTGGTTCAGTCCATTTCCAAATGCCTAGTTTGCCGTTTTGGTGCAATTCCTCCAATTGCTCCAATGTTTGACCTTGATAAGTGAATTCTTCGTTCACTTGAACCATGACACGTTGCCCTTCCTGGAACTTCTCAACATGGTTCGGATTGTTAAGTGTGAAGATTTCTTGTGGTTTGTAAGTTTTTCCAACTTGGCCAAGGTCTACCAATTCAAGTCCACGCTTGAAAACTGTTGGATCTAGCGGATTATCTACATCTGTTACACGAACCAATACCGCCCAATCTGCGACAGCTTTTACTTCTGCGATTTTTGCATCTTTCTCAGCGAGCTTAACTTCGTATTCTTGTGCTTGAGTTTGCAAATCTTCTTGAAGTTTTTTAACTCCTTCAGCAGGATTAAATTCAGTCGTTGCTTGACCGATTACTGCCTTAATCAAATCTTCATCTGACTCATTCATGTGATTGCCAATCAAAACACGGTCAAATGCCGTGTATGGTGCATCTTGTCGAATTGCTACGAATGTTCTGTTGTTTTCTTGTAAGTATTTGTTAATGATTTTAAATGCCATATATTATTCCTTTTCTAATTTTTCTGCGATTTCGTCAAACAATTCTTTTAGTTTTTCATCTGATTGCAAGACTTTGTTGATTTTTTCAAGTTGCCCGTGGGCTTCTTGGAGTTGCTCCCGTAATTCGTCACGTTCAGCAAGACTAAAAGCCTCATCGATTGTCTTATTTGCTAGTTGAATACCTAAGCTTTGAATCACTTTATTTGATGTGTTCATTGTTCACCTCGTTTTATCTAATATCATAATAGGTCCTATTATTGTATTTAAAATTATCAAAGATAGTTTTAAATAAAGTTAACAGGTTGTAACTAGGTCCGCCTGGAGAAAATTGCAAGTATGTACCATCTCCATATTTTACACGCAAAGGTGTATAAGGCTGTGACTTCCCATCATCGTTATGGTTTACAACTAAGTTAAATGCATGGTCTCCACGCATATAGATACCTACACCACCGCCAGAGTCACCACCCATCGCACCCCAAACGTCATTACCAGGGCCTCTAAACGCTAATCCATTCGAATCCCATGAGGTTCTCCACCCAGTAGACCCACTTTGCATCCGAATTTGTCCAGAGTTCAAATCAAAGACTGATCTACCGTTTGTAGACGTGAGCATCCCACCTTTAATATGGTTAGCTGTGAAGTCAATGGATTGAATCCGAGTAATCGTCGCTTGTTTCGCAAACAACTCATCAATGAATGCTTGTTTTGAAACTAACTTCTGAATGAATGCAGTATCAAACTTAACCTTATCAGCTGTTACTGCTTCAGCTTCTAAAATGTTAGTAGTCACTGAACCAGCTTCAAAGTTTGCAGTCTTCAATTTATCAACCATGGCTGACTTGATAACTGCATTGTCAATCAAGGTGTCGCCTGAAATATGCGTTAATTTACTAACAAATCTGGTAGTTCCATCTGCTCCCAAGTTGATACCATTGATTAAATCGCCTGCACTATTAAGATTTTTAACCGACCAAGAACCTGCAAGCTGTGTGACTTGTGTCCGTGTTGCTTCTAAACCTTGAGCAATCTGTATCGCTCTTGTCTGTGCATCCGTAGCAAGTCCTTTAGCTTCGTCTGTCATTTTATAAGCTTCGTCAAATTGGCTTGGCTTAAAGCTACCAGTTCTCGGACCTCTCACAAGCATAGGCTCTTTGACTTCTATCCATCCATTTTTTACAAGATAGAAGTAAATAGGGAAGCTCCCTACTTGGTCAAAATCAAGGTCTTCTGTCATTTTGAACGTACTTTGGAAATCAATCCAAACGTTTCTGACTGGTGTTTCCGGAGTGGCAATCGTTTTTTGTAAAACAGTTTTGTTCTGTGAATGATTTTTAATAACCACGCAAAACTCATGATCTAGTTGTCGCCTAATTTTATACTTAAAACCCAGCGTATACACTTCGCCTTTTAAAATTTTAGGAACGTAAATAGGCAATGTGAACCCGCCCCAGTTATAACCAGTAAAACCTTGAGCATCAATATTGAATACGCCATACGGTGTATTATAGATATTGACTCCATTTCTCTTATTAACGATTGTATGTTTATCAAGCTTTTCAGAATTGACAATCAAGTTATTATCAGATACGACTAAGTCGTTGACTTCTGTTTGGAAAATCTCGTTGGTCATAACCAAACGTGAAATTTTATCAGGCAAGCCTTGTTCTGTGTTACCCAAAACACGCTCGTATAATTGGCTTGTTTCTTTAACTCTTTGGAAATCAGCGTCGTTGACCTTTCCAGCCATTTGACTTGCAAGTGTTGTAATTCGTCCGTCAATCCCTTGTTTGTAATCGGCTAGTTTGACCTCGTTATCTCGTTTAAGAGCTTCAAAACGTTGGTTAATGCCTTCAACATTTTCAAGGTAAGTGCTTTTAGCGACATAATCTCTTGATATTGTTTCACGAATAGCATTTGTTTGATTAGCTGTTTCTTCTCTGGCATATCGCTTCAATTCTTCTTGACGTTGGCCGTCCTTATCAATGAATGATGTTATTTCTCCGATTTTTGTTATAATGCCATCTGTCGTTTGATTGACTTCAAGCATTTTAGAGCCATATTCATTTTTAAAGTCAGTAATTTTGCCATCTTGCTCGTTAACTCTACTAGAGATATTGATGAGATCAATAGAGTTTCCCCGAATAACTTCCTTGATTTCACTAATAAGTTCAGCAGTCGTGCCAGCTTTTTTCAAGGCTTCTTCTGCTTTTGCTTTGGCTTCGTCAAATCCAGCAGGACTGAAATCTTTAAACCTTCGATTGATTTCTTCGGATAACGAACGTTTGTTTTCTTCGGTTTTTGCTTCAACAAGTTTGATTTGGTCGCTAAAATCTTGCTTTATTTGGTCAACCTTTGCATCGAACCCTCTATCTGCTTCCTCAATTTGGTTTTGAAGTTGAGCTTCAAACTCATTGAATTGTTCAATCTTTTTGGTAATTGTACCTGCATACGAATATTGCGCATCATTCCCAGCTTTGCTGTCAGCGCTAATGCGACCACGAAGCCCACCTTTAAAATTAAAAGATTGGCTCAAAACTGGAGATTTAAAAGTCTCTCCTGTGTTGGTTTTGATAGTTACCCACTGACCAACATCAAGTAATAGATGCCCTTGATAATTCAGGCTGTATGGATAATACCTAATATCCTTGATACTGTGATACAAGTTATCTAAGGCCGATTGGTACATCAACACATTCTCAATCTCGAGCGAACGACCTGTACGCAATCCGACCGTGAGCGTTTCTTTATCTTTTTTACAAGTAATACCTGCAATTTGATACTCGATCTCGCTCTTGGTCAATCCGTGCATGAAGTAGCTATCAGCAGTAATCGTGATACCTGAGTCGGTCAATTCCTTGACTTCTAATTTTCCTTCACGGTTGAAAAAACAAGACATTCCGAGCATTTGAGCTGATTGCCCTAATACGTCTCGGAATGTCATTTTTTTATCTTTAGGAATCTTGTCAATTCGATAATTCATGGATGCGATACCCATGTTTTCATTAGCAAGTTCGACACCTGTCTTTAAACAGATTTCTTTGATCACATTTCTGATTTCTGCTGGATAAGTTAAGTCTGTGACGTGTTCACGGTTCAACTTAAACATTCCATCCATGAGATCAAGCTTGGTCGTTTTACGATTGCGGTCTATCTCAATATCGTTAATGAAATATTCACCCATTTTGACCCATTCATAGGTTCCATCAACCAAAAGGCCAATCTCTGGATAAATTTTATCTAATTTGCTGAACGATGTAATCACGCTCGCAAAAACAATCTTGGCACTACCTGCACACGTCCCATAGTTTGCAAGAAGCCAGTGTTTTCAAGTGGCATAACAACCTCTTTACCAGCCTCACCAATCATGGCTACTGTAGGACTGTCAACGATACCACCACGAGCCAAACGAGGAAGGCTGACATAGCCAATGCTTCCCAGGGATACACCAGGGATTTTGTTGATCATTCCGATGACGCCATTGATCATACCAATGAAACCATTGACGACGTTCTCAATCGTGCCTAGAACGGCGTTAACTGCGCTCTTGAACGCTCCACCAACTGCACTACCGACCATTTGACCAGCATTCACGAAGATGTTTTTGACCGTGGTCCACACACCAGAGAAGAAGCTACCAATCGTGCTGAATGCGTTCTTGACCGCTTCAAATGCTGTTTTGAAGACACTTCCGAACCAAGTAGCCACGTTAGCAAGTGCGTTCGTGACATCGTTCCATCTTTCACCAAACCAAGTGCCGATTGATGAAAATACATTCGTTAGTGCGTCCCAAGCCTTCTGGAATATGTCACCAAACCACTTAGCGACATCTGCTAAAGCTGTTGTAATGTCGTTCCATCGTTCTGAGAACCATTCTCCGAGAGGTGTGAAGATAGCCACAATCCCATCCCAAATTCCTTGGAAGATTGCCACAACAGCATCCCAAATAAACTTCAAGACTGCTACTGTCAAATCTAACAATCCAGTTAAGATTGTAGACAAGATGCTCATGATAGCATCGCCCGTTTCGGTGAAGCCGTCGAAAATTTTGCTCATATCACCGGTAAGGATACCCGTGATAATATCAAATACCCCCTTAAGGAAGTCGGCTATTCCTCCCAAAATATCTGCAGCAACATTAAATAATACACGAAAAACCTCTACTATGTACTCAATGGCAGGAGCGAGGATTCTAATCAGTAAGTCAACAATAAAGCTGATAACTGGTGCTAAATAAGCATTGATAACTTGTGACATTTCTTGGAAGCTAGCGACCATGTCCAAAATCTTTTGAATCAATGGTGAAATGTGCTTACCGATTGTATCGGAGAAACCTTGACCGATTTTCTTGATGACAGGTTGGATATGATTGTTCCACCCTTTTACAAATACGCTAACAAAACCAGATATAGCCTTCGTTGATGATTCAATCGACGGTCTAATATAATTATCATACACACGACTGATTGAATCAGACATGTCATTGATTGCTTGTTCAGCACTTTCAAAGATTGGAGCGATGTCAGACAAAGTATTTGAGAAAATTTCAGCAATGCCAGGCATGTTATCCGTAACAATTTGCTCGATACCTTTCATAAGGTCGCCACCAAACTTGTAGCTAATCTCTACAATACTTGAACTAATTGCTAAAATAGATGACACAATCGAACTTCCGATACGAATAGCACCAGTCGATGTAATGACATCATAGAAACCGTCTGCGAACGCTTGAGCGATGTTTCCGGCCGAGGCAAACATATTACCCGTATTCTCAAATTCTGCCACCAGAGCGCGGATGATGCGCTCTTTTTGACGCCCTAGACCGTTTGCGATGCTTTCAGCAAGGAAAACACCGATACCAACTCCGACCGTACCGATAGAACCCGTAATCTGCCCTAGTGCATAAGCGATTTTCTCGTTCATGCCATTGAAGGCATTAACTACCCGTGGATCAGTAGCGATTTCTTCAAGTGTCGTCTTGATTTGACCAAGACCAATCTTGATACGTTCTAGACCTTCAGCTCTAAACGCAGCATTAAACCCTTTACCAAATAGGTCAAATAAACCTTTTAGTTTATCTCCAAGACCATCAAAGATACTCTTGAATTGGTTATCCATATCGGTAAGAGCTACTTCTGGCAAGATATCCTTGAAAGGTGCGCCACCGCCCGCTTTTCCTTTCTTGCCTTTGCCTCCGCCGCCACCGCCTTTGCCTTTGCCAGCGCCGTCATCATCACCAGAATCGTCTTTCTTACCTAATAGGTTGATTTCATCAAATCCCATTAGACCAAGTAATTCCTTAACGGCTTTTTTAGCTGACTTGGCTGTGTCGTCGAGGTTATCGGCCATACCACCTGAAGCATCATCTGCGTCACCCATGGCATCTGCGAGGTCGCCTGCACCGCCTGCTGCATCTTGTAGCGAGCCGTTCATATCATTGACCGCTCCGGCTACACCACCGTCTTTTACAGTCGCTTTCTTGTTAAACATCAAAGCGATGAATTCGGCCAATTTAGCAGTAACGTTCTTCAGTACCATCGCAAACGAATTCAAGACTGGCATGACTGCGTTCACGATTGGTAGGAATGCGTTCCCTACGTTAAGTGCAGCATCTTTAAGTAATGATTTAAACAAGCTGATTCGTCCGTTGACTGACTGCGACAAGGTCGTGCCATATTTGGCGGTCGCTTGTTCCAGGATAGCCATAAGGCGAATTTGTTGTTGTGTCTGGTAATCCAACTGGTCCCAGCTTTGACCATTTGCAAAACGCTTGAACGCTTCAGTAGATTGAATCATCGCCACATTTACGTTGATTCCCAAATCTTCAATTGCTTCGGTGTTCCCGAGCAAACCTGAACGAATGCGTTCCATAACGTCCGTAATACTACGGCCTGAACCCTCTGCGACAACTGCAGATGTCTGAAGCATCTTAGCAGTATAGGCGCTGAGCTTGTTTGAGTCTTTGATAAAGCCAGAAAATAAGTTTGAATATACCGCCCCATATTTTGTCGCTTCACCAACGCCCATATTCATAGCACTCGCATTATCATTGACCCATTTTAAGAATGTTTGTGAGCTCTCGCCCATTTGGCGTTTAATTTGGTTGACTGCTGCTGTGACTTCAAGAGCCATTTGAGTCGAATACATACCGACATCGAGCATCTTCTTACCAAGATATGCCAACCCAGCGAATTTAGCCAATTTAGCAAATGTACCCAGCATAGAACCGGACTGTGCCTTAATCTTGTTGGTTGATTCTTGGACCCTACCAGATGCATCTTTGACTCTGTTCTCGACTTCTTTCATCTTGCTCTTGAAAGGTGCGATTTCAGCATCAATCATTACCTTGAGCTCATCAAGAGTAACTCCCATCTATTCTCCTTTCATTTTCATTTTTCGATTATGACTTTCAGCGAATGCGCGCATGCGTTCCTTATGCATCCTCATTTCTTGTTCTTGCCTTGCTTTTTCGACTTGGTCTCTCTCTTCCTGGAACAAGTCCGGAGCGTAGTCCCAAACGTCAAGAGGTTTAGCTTCTTTCGAAAGTAACAAAGATACGTTATTCGCTATCATTTGCGAAAGCCTGTAAGATTCAACTATTTTTTCTTTTTGCTTTTGAATCGTGACACGATTGTGACTTTCAATCATGTCTCTGATTTCTAATATGGTTAAATCCCAAAAATCGAGAGGCTTTCCTCCGATATCTAAGAACATCGGATATAGCCTCTCAACCATTTCTTTTACTGAATGGACTGTAGTCTCTTCTAGTCGATTACTTCCATTTTGGCTTTGGATTTTTTGGGAGCTTTCTTCTTGTTTTTCTCCTCCCGTGGCATAAAACCCGATACTTGAAGCATCGGCAAGACAACATCTGCCATAAACGCTGCCTGGTCACCGCCATTATCCACGTAAGAATCATATAGATCAGATACATCTTCGAATGAAATGCCGTGCTCATATTTCTGAAGCGCTCCGTGAGTCAAGAACAACATCACCTTGAGTGGCGGCAATGCAAAAGACTCGCCTTCAGCGGGCATGAACACCTTGAGCAAGTTCACTCCGATTTTTTCTTCGACTTTAGTCGCTTGCAAGGATGTGAGGCGGAGTTTCAACTCCTTATCCTCGCTGACTTGCCAAACTGCGTATGGTAGAGTAGTCATCTATTAACCTCCAATTCCGTCTGTGAATTCAAGTTCAGATTGTAGTGCAATTTTAAGAGTAAACTCAATAACAGAGTTCACACCGCCGCCGCCAAGTTTGACAGATACTTGACCTTCAAATTGAACCTTAGTTTTATCTGGGTAAGTTTGTTCAAAGAAGAGTTTCTCCTTATCTTCCGCTGCCTTACGCAAAACACGGTAAGAAGAAGTTGTGCTTGAGTTATCATAAGCGAACTTGTACTCAAGCTCTCCTGCATCACCAATACCAAATTCGTATTTTTTAACCTTATCTGCAAGGGTTGTGTTTTCAACCTTTTCAGGTTCGATACCGAATTCAGGCACTTCTTTAAGTCCTACAAGGTCAGTATAAGTTCCTTTAGCTTTTCCATAAGCGAGCTTAATTCCATTTGCTAACATCTATTAATTCTCCATTCTGTATTGATAAACCAATTGTGAATTTAGGTCAACGATTCCTTCAAAGCGCATCAACTTATGACGCAAATGCGACGGGTCAGGAACGTCCTGACAGTCAGTTCTTCGCAATCCTAAAGATGCGAAGATTTCATCGATTTTGACCGCTAAATCGCTTGTACTGTCTTTGTCGAATATATCAACCTTGTAGCGGATATTCGATTTGCGCTCTTTCTCGCCATACCATTCACCTGGTTTGTTTTGTTCTTCTAAAAAAATGACGACTGGGAAGTTCTCCCAATCGTCCGGATAAGTATCGGTCACATTATCTGCGACCTTCTGCAATTCTTTGTAAATTACGGGTTTAATATTGATCATTATATCTGCTCCTTCAGCTTCCTACTAACGTATTTAGAGATGTTGTTTGATACACGTTCCTGGTTGTCCTTCAAGGCAGGGTACAAGTAAGGTTGCGCCGGCTGACCATACATCTTGTAGAACTCACCTCTTTTTGCAAAGTGGTAAGGTCCTACGTTGATTTGGTCTTCGTGCACGTACCAAGGCGTTGACCGATAAGACACGCTCACTTCAGGCGATATACCCGAATGATTAGCTAGTCCTTTCGGACCTGTTCCAAGTTCGACATAAGCGCCGTGATCTGAATTCGTGAAGACTTCACCGATTACTCGGCTACCTTCAATCCTAGCTCTTACTTTGATACTATTCCTCAACTCGCCCTCATTTGCCGGTGCTCTGAGTTTGGCTTCTGCTTGAACTACATTTTTACACGCATTCAAGACCGCACGCCTGACGATGTCATCGCCTACTTGTTTGCTTGCCAGCTTACGACATTTAGCAATTAAGCTATCTGCTCCGATTAAATCTGACACGTTCTAACTCCAATACTTGATGTTGGCTATACACTTTTTTCGAGATAACCCTGTGCGTGACTTCTGTCTTGCTCTCGATACAAACACCATCTTTGACATTAATGTTTGCATCCTTGCTCGCATTCGCATTCAGGATATCATTCAAGCGTTCACCATAGATTTCAGATTGTAGCTTGCTACTAGCCGGCCACAATTCAAGCCTCACTTCTTCAAGCTCATCCGCATATCCTTCTTTAGCAATCCCTTCGTCTGTCACGATTTTCTTGAACCGTTTGAGGTTATAAGGTTTCAGTCTATTCTTTTTCAAAAACATGGCCTGCCACCCTCGCTAAGCGATGCATCCGAATACGTTGTAAAACCCCCATAGACAATCCGTTTTCTCCGTAAGTAACAGATATACCACCTTCGCTTCTTGACTGCTCTCCCTCGCTTCCTGAACGATTGTAGAGCTCGATTACAAGCTCTGGGATAAGTCTTTCAAGCGCAGGCGTGAGATTGTCTCGATTAGTTTCTGATAAAATGATATTTTCTGCCCGTAAAATCAAAGACGAGAGGACTGCTTCGTCACTCTCGCCTGTCAACATTTTTAGTTTTCCAAGTTCCATAAGACCTCCTAATCTAAAGGAGTCGTCTCGTCTCCTTGTGCTTCGGTTTCTTCTTCGTCAATGACTTCAACTACATCTGCGATATCGACCGAGAACCCTTCTTCAAGATTGTGAGACAGTTCGTCAAAGCGCTCTTCTGTCATCTCAAAGACTTCATTCTCTTGTCGAACCACATTAGCTTGCCAATCATTGAAGGCTTTCTTGACTCTGACTTTCATTGGTCAGACCTTATTTCTTGATTTCTGCAAGCACGACTTTAGAATCATCAGAAACGGCCACTGTGTAGAACTCGTCGATTGAGATTTCAGTAGTACGTTTCAATGACTTACGATCTACTTCAACGTTTGGATCGCGTTTAAGGTAAACAGTCAATGCTGGAGTGTCTTTTTCAGTTTCATCATCATGAGTGAGTTTGATGATTGGACAAGTGAAGAATGCGCTAGTTCCATCAAGAGCAACTTTCTTAGTAGGAACGATGCGTGTGTTAGCGATTGTTCCAATTTCACCAGTCATTACAACTTGGTTAGGATATTTATCCGCTGAGATGAAGTTAGGATCTTTACGCAATGTTGTCACTTGTTTTGGATTGACAAACATTACTTTTTCAGTGTTGACTTCTTCTTCAAACAAATCAATAGCATCTACGATTACATCATAGCTGATTGCTTTTGTCTTAGAGTCAAACTTACGAGTGTTTGTTTTCAAAAGTGCATCCATTGCATCGTTATCGATTTTAGATGCAATTGAAAGTGCAAGTTGGTTTTCAGCATTACCTACTGGGTCACCATAACCAGAAAGAACAGCTTCATCTGTCAATTCAACAGCTTTCATAGCTTTCTTGATTGTAGCAGTCTTAGTAGATGTTCCAAGAACTACTACTCCAGCTTCTACACCTTCGTTTACATCTTCAGCATCACCGATATAAGTGTATGATGGAACAGTAATTGTATTACCTGGTACACCTTCAAGCGTGCGGTCGATTGCTGCAAATGGAATCACTTGCAATTTCTTTGGTAGTTTAGCTGCAATCATATCTCCCATTACTTCAGGATTTACGAGATTTGCAATTTTAGTTTGTGTCATGTGTTAAATTCCCCTTTTTATTTAATTTAAAAATGAGTTATATAATTCAGGGTTTGACTGCTTCAGTGCAGCCTTCTCTGAATGGCTCATTTGGAAAAATTGAGCTTTTGAAAGCCCTGATGATTGTTGCGGCGCAGTCTTAATGGGTGCGCTACCCTTCATGCGTTCGGATACACCTTTCTGTACTGCATCCTCCCACGTTTTCTGAATGCTTGCGACCGATTCGGTCACGGCTTCAGCATTCGACAAATCGACCACGGCTACTAATTCAACTGGTAAGCCACGTTCGCTTAGCATTGCCTTAGCTTCTGCGGTCAATTCCTTGCGAGCAATAGCTTGTTCACGATTGGTCAGTTCTTGCTCGCGCTGATCTAACTGATATTTCTGTTTCTCGTCAGCGTTCATTTTAGCAAGCTTCTTAGCTTCGTTTTCTTTGGCTTCTTGCTCTGATTTCCACTTAGCAAACTTCTTATCGATGATGGCATCGACTTCTGCATCTGTGTACTTCTTCTCGTCTTGCGGTTGGTTTTCGATAGTAGGTTCTGCAGGTACCTCTTGTACTTCGACCGTTTCGACTGTTTGTGTTTCTTCGTTCATTACGAACCTCCTATTTTTAAAGTCGTCCCCGACTGTGTAATTCCATGGCTTTTAGTGTCTTCAATGCTCGGACAATATAAAAACCGTACGGGAACCCATACGGTTAGATTTTATAGTTTAATTTCTTCAATTTCCGCACGTTGTTCTAGAATTGAAAGATACTCCCACATGACTGAACGCTGACGCTTTAAAAAATCGATAGGACATTTAGGTTCAAACTCTAACTCTCCTTTTTCGTATTGACTAATCATCATGTCTAACTTTTGGAATTTTTCTCTCAATTCGTAGTATTCTTTTTTAAATCGTTCTTTCCAAGGTTCCATTTTTTCAATCCTTTCTTTACACCTTCAATTATTCCGCTGAACACGGCCAGAATAATAAAGATTAACAACAAAAATACCAACCACCCCAGGGCAATCAACACCCATTCCCAAATAAACATAAACTCCTCCTTTCTGAGCATGAAAAAAGCACTTAGATTTCTCTAGGTGCTTTGACAACTATTAATAAGCAAATTCAAGTTTTGGTTTAATTTCAAAGGTATCATAAAGTTACCTTGCATATTCGTAACCTAATTTACCTTTAATACGGTTAAACGTTTCAAAAATGTGATTAGGGGTATCCTCTTGAAATACAAATCTAGGAGTTTCGTCATCTGGGTAACTGGATTTTACCCATGGATAAATTTCTGTATAGAATTGCATTGTTTCTTTACTAGGTAACGCCATTACTTCCATTTCAGTACCTCCTTAACTTTTTGTAACAATATTTTATCTGGTGTGTCTTCAGCTAAAACACCGACTTCAGCTACTAATTCATTGATATTATTTTTCTCAAAAGCAGCTAACGCATTAATACTAATTTTGTGAAGATACATCATATCAAGGTTTTGTTGTGTTTTCACATACGACACCAACGGAGCATTTAATGCCTTCATTGCTTCTTCAAGGTTATTATACCTCTTTTTATTCTTTTTGTAAAATGCTTTAGCAGAATCCCAATGTTTTTTATGAGTCAACTCATGAATAAGCGCATCCCTGATGTTTTTTGAAGCAAAAAATCCATCCGATAAAATTTCTTTGAATTCTTTTTCTGAATGGAAATCATCACTTATAAACATAGTGTCTTGTTTATAATCATATCCCGCTAAACCAGGAAGTCTCGATTTTTTCAAAAATACAACAGTTGGTTTCTTATAGGAGTCCAGTTCTTGAAAAATAGTATTAACATTTAAAACCGAATCTCGTATTTTCTTTGTGTCATCTTGTACCCAAAAATCAAAATCCGTTCCAGTCAATTTCTTTGTTTTGACTCTAATATCATTCCCGACTGTGAAAGAGCGTTGTTTAGCCATTAAGTCAATCGTGTTCACGTTCTGATTATAACTCTTTCCTTTGTCTTTTGCAACGTATTTATCATACCACTCTTTATAAGACATATCAGCAGGCACGTACTCGACCTTTCCTGTTTCAGGATTTCTAGCCCTACGCTCTAATTTGCTGTAATCTGCATCTTCGTCATAGGCGATAGTAGTAGACCTGCACCAAGGATGTAGTGGTGGATAATTCACACCAGGTACGGCATCGTCTGTGTTATAAACCTTATTGTCGTGCTGTTGACAGATATGCGATGTCCGTTTATCCAGCACGGCTACGAATTTATACTTTGTAATCTCAGCATCTTCATAGCTAAGCAGTTCCATTTGATTGTGAAAGAACGCTGACTCAGTCCGTACCAAACGTCTAGCTTTGTTCTGACCAACCTCAAAACGTTCAGCGATTACTTGAGCCGTGGCTCTTGCACTCCGACCAGTCATGAGACTTACTAGGAGCTCGTCCTTCACGCTTGAAGCAAGCGCCCCTGTATTCGACCATATTCTGTCCGAATAGGCTTCTCCTGTCCACTTTAGACCTTGTAGACGTTTGATTTCTGTTTCAGGTAAGTCAGAGAAGCTATAAGCAAGACCTGTCTGCTGCTGCAAGTCGAAAGTAGCCTTGTAGTAACTATCTTTCATTAAGTCGCTATAAAAGGCATCTGAGCCTGATTTCTCTGAATGATAGATAGACTCACGCATACGGTCTAAATCGTCATTCAAACGTTCTAAACGTTTCATGCGATAAGCGTAAGCCGGACTATCTAAATCAGCCAGTAACCTTTGTATATTTGGGTCATTCGGTCGAGCTTCAAGAACCTTACGAAGTTCATTCAGGCCCTTTTGGTCCTTCATGTTTTTCAAGACATGACGAGCATCACGCTCGCTCAAACCATAATCACGCTGAAACTTGTCAAAAATCTTGTTGATTTGTTTATCTAAATAAGCTTTGGACTCTTTGTAGACTTTATCAAACTTGTCTGCTTGCTTCTCAGCCTTATCCATCTGCTCATAGATGAGATTAGCCTTCCTCTTGGTCCAATAGTCTTGGTTCTTCATCTGTCACCTCTTCGTCTGGCTTCGTGTTAACCTGGTTAAAGAATGGCACACGTTCCATGTTCTTTTCTTTCTCTTCTTCGAGGTCTTCCAATTCAGCGTCAGGATCCTCGACGAATGGTAAGAGAGAAATAAGCTGACGAAGTGACACCTTGCCTTCAAGATTATTGATAACTTGTGACAACTCAAGCAAGTTCTTAGGTAATCCACGGCTAAATTGTGGCACGATTGAGTGTGCCTCAAGAGCAATTTGTTGCATGCCCAGATAATGGGCGAAGATGCTAATACGTTGACGAATACCACGTTTGTATTTCGCTTCTTTGGTCTTAGTAATCATCTCAAGACCTAGCAGCTTAAATTCCATGGCCACGCCCGAGCTATTCCCTGCAAAGTTTTCATCTGTCAGATTCGGCACATGGCTAAATGTGTAGATGTCTTCCTTCAGAGCTTTACGCAAAATTTCAGTAGCGTTCTCGTCCAGGGCGTTCTTCAAGAAATCAGCCTTAGCATCTATTGGTAACTCCAAAAGTCCTTCTTCAGCAAGAATGCTCATTGCTTCTCTGGCATCTTCCAGGTTATCCGCTAACTGCGCTCCGTATAATACGAGAATAGACTCGACTGCTTGTTCTTTGTCATTGACTCGATTACCCATCAAAGAGTTGTAAGCATCAATCAAGCTAATCTGTTGCTCGTAATCGCCAATCGAAAAGTGATTATTTCGGTATTCAATGATTGGAACTTGACCGAGATTATGAGGTTCTACTTGTTCATCCTGTGTTGTTCCTGTGCTCGAATCACGCAGCACAATGTGGTAATGCAGATTTTGAGTAAAGACTTCAGCTTGATACTTAGTAGCATCCTTTGTATCATCCTTTATTTCGTAGTAGTACACTGCAAAGAGAACCTTGCGTTCGATACTATCATCGTAAACCAGGAATACATTCTCGGGATCTACACTAGTCGAATCAAGCTCAGTCAATCCTTCCTTGGCATAGATGTATTCGTAAGCACGGCCATAGATAGACATGTTCAATGCGTTCTGTGTGTCTACCTGGTCAATTTCAGCGCCGTCAAATGCCACCAATAATGATTCGATATCGCCTTCAGCAGTATTATTGTACTTAATAGCGTTGCCCATAAAGTAACCTGTGGCGGTGTCCGAAATATCCTTAGCGTGATTAGCTACTGTTTTAAAGTTCGGAGCATTCTTGTTTCGTCGTTCATGGTTCAAAATAGCATGCTCGCCCATGTAGTAGCTTTTAAGTTTCTTCAAACGCTGACGTTCTTGTGTGTGTTTTTGAATCAGCTTGTAAATCAATTCTTTGTTTAAAGCCGTTTCGTCATATCCCTCTCTCGGATAAGTTAAAATCTGATACATTTAATTCCTTTCTACAAGCCAAAATCTGACCGTCTGCGGACAGTAGCTTTGACACCTTCAATGCATTGAAGACTGTATCGCAATGCGTCCATCAAGTGGTTGTTCTTGTCTTCCGGCTTATTCAACCAATTACCTTCTTTATCTCGTTGATAACAATAACTGTAAAATTCGTCCATGATATGTTCACAACTTGGATGCACATAAATAGCGTATCCTTGTAATTTAGATACGCCTGCCATGATACTGTCCTTACCTTTCCTACTCTCTTTGATTCGAGATATGCCATGCTCTGACCTTAGCTCTTCAATTAGCCGTGACTCTGCGCTATCTGCGATGATTGTAGATCGATGATACCCTTTGTCCTTTATCATCTTAGCGACTTCCTTGGTTATCAGACCGACTCTGTACGCTTCGTCAAAGATGTGTATTTCTTTTGTTTTGTCATTTATCAACGAGCAACACAAAGCGGTTGGATCGTGAGTGAAACCAAAGTCAAGACCGATGCACAACTTGTTATCAGGGTTTTGTAGCAACTCGTCTTTGTCAAATTCCTTGACAGTCACGTTGTTGTAGATTAAACCTTCAGCGACACCCCACTCGCCGTCGCATACGATTCTCGCACGCCTTGGATTCGTATGATACAAATCCTCATAGCGTTTGATATCGACTTCATCAAGCCACTCGTTGCATCGATAGGTAGTCGTCATCGAAAGTGTATCGGCTCGTCTAGTCTCTTCGTCAAAGAAGACCCGCTTGAGCCAATGCCTCTCGTTCCACGGGTTAAACGTGACCGTGATTTGTTTAAAGAAATCAGGCACATCTAAGCTACCACGGATAGACTCGACGACTGTACTGAACTTATCTTCAGTTTCGATTTGATACGCTTCCTCAAACCATGCCCAACAAAGAATACCAACATCAACCGTGATAGATGTAATTTTAAGTTCATCGTCCAAACCGCGGAAGAGAATCTTCTGACCTGTTTCTTTTACAGTTATCTCAGGCAACGACTCGTTGAATTTAAACTTATGAGCGACTTTTAGTTGGTTAGCTGCCCACTTAAAATCCGTGTAGGTCGATTGCTTGTTCGTGTTTGAGTATCTACGAATGACAAGTAAATTGGCCCAGGGATATTTCAAAATACGGGTAACATAATTCAAAGCAGTCGTCTTAGACTTCTTCGAACCACGGGACCCTTTGACAACTCGGTAAAGATTTCTCGATCGCCAGAACTGACCATATCCAGCTCCAACCATCTTCGGCAAGTCTACGACAATATCGTTCTGTTTAATCTGGTATGTCTGACTCATTCGCAAACACCACCGTTCCAGAAACGTCCGCCTCAACTTTATCAGTGAATAATTTGAGATACTTACCTAATAACTCAAGAGCTTTTATCTGTTCGTCGATAGGCGCCGTACCTTCGTATTCAACATACTTTATAACCTCGCCTGTTATTTTATCCGTCTGTTTACTATATCCAACAATGGGTCGACCAAAAGCAATATCGATAAGACGATCTATGATGTCGTTTGCTTTCAATCCCGATGCATCTAGTCGTTCCTTTGTTTTGATTTTGATATAGTTTAAAATCTCACCTTTTCTAACCCATGCGCTTCCTTTGTTAGCGGCATTGGCTTCGCCAGATGTTGGATATATTTTTAAATAAGCCTGTGTCGCGTTATTGCCGTTAGCGATGTACTCATCTGCAAAATTTCGTTCACGACTATTCAAACCGAACTCATCAACCTGTTCTCTACTTCTTTTCTTTACGATTTTCCATCACCTCCACTTCTTAAAAAATCAAAAAGCCACTCAATGAGTGACTTAACGAGAGGCGACTACTAACCTCTATCAGAACCAATAGTATATTGTTACCTTTTCTTTTTTATTTTGTTGTAGTCGTTAAGGCGACGGTCGGAATCGAACCGACGGAGCAAAAAGTTTGTATAGCTTACCATTTTAAAATTAAAGAGATTATAGAACCTTTCGTCGCCGTAAAGGGCGCAATGCCCTTCAGTAAAATATATATAGGAGTCTGTTAAACTTCATACTATCTGACAATACCATGATACCACTTTAAAACGTTTCATATTTCCGCAAAAAGTTCACTTTTGAAAGCGATTAAACCACCACCCCGATACTGTTCAGCGAATGCAAGACACGCTCTATTTAAGTAGTCTTGAAATTTTGTTTTTTCAATCCATAACTTTTCTTGTATCTCGTAGTTCAGCATCGGTTCAGTCGCTAGATATTTATTGAACAAAATAAAGCGATATTTTGGATTGAATAAACGACTAACTGCTTGCTCGATTTCTTCCAGTTCCCTTGAAGCATCTATCCGTCTGATCGCTAGTTTCTCAACTTGCTTAGACGGGCCGTTACTTCCTCTTGGTTCAAACGTAATCAATTGCGTAACTCGTTGCTCTGGTAAGTCGCAAGCAATTTCACGAATGCGCGGATATTGTCGCAATACTTTCTTCACGTTTGAAATTGTCTTTTTCTCGTTGATTTCTTGAAATAACACTTGCGCCCCTTTCTTTATGCTTCGCCTATCAAAACATTGACTGGTATTTTGAAATAGGTTGCCACATCTTCGACAATGTAATAATTCGGTTGTTTACGCTTGTTTTCCCATTTCTCAATTTCTGATACTGTATAACCCAAAATTTCAGAAAGTTCATTGCGTGATAATTTCTTATCTAGTCGTTTCTGCTTCAGCATAAATGTGAAGCGCTCGCATTGCTTCTTGGTTAGTTTATCGACTTCAAGTTTTATCAGTCGTTTACCGTTTGGACACTTTTTGACATACGAATCAAAAGAATAATAGCGTAGTTGTTTGATAGATATTCCAGTTTCTTCGCTTATTTCTTTAAGCGTTCCACACGATAAGAAAGTGTCTTGTTGATAGAGTGCGTATTCATTTTCTACTTCCATGCTCTAATTCCCCGATCAATCGTTTTAAATAAAACTCCGCTTTCTTCAAATCTTCGATACCGTTCTTTTTGTGGAAGCGCAAAACATACTTCACAACGTTACCCCAAAAGAAGCCAGCTTTGTATTCAGGGCAAGGCTTGAATGCATCGATCACGTCCAATGCTTCAATCCAACTTT